ATGAAAGCTGAAATACTAAGTCACATGGGTGACGATCTGACAGTGGTCAACGCCGCTAGAGTGTCATTTGATAAGCAGGTCAAGTCTCTTGGTTCAATTGGTACAGACGATAACCAAATTCCTGTACTCCACGACAGGGATAAGAAGCTGATTAAGTATCTGGCTAGGCATAAACACCTGTCTCCATTTGGACATTGCTTTGTCAGCTTTAGGATCACCTGTCCAATATTTGTCAGTAGGCAGCTAGTTAAGCACTCCTATCTTCGCATCAACGAAGTGAGCCGTAGATATGTGAGTAGTGAGCCTGAGATTTATTATCCTGACTTCTGGCGTTCTAAGGCAGAGGACAAGAAGCAAGGCTCTGGCGGGTCTTTGGAATACGCTGGTCAGAACACTGCGATAGACGAATACTCTCAATTGGTAGGACGCGCTTTGCGCTGCTACGATAAGCTCCTACAGGCTGGTGTAGCAGAGGAACAGGCTAGAATGTGCTTACCTCAGTCTGCCTACACTCAATTCTATTGGTCTGGGTCACTAGACGCATTCGCAAAGATGTGTGTGCTTCGATGTGCAGAAGATGCTCAAGCAGAGACTAGGGTGATAGCTAATCAGATAAGTAACATCATGTCTCATATGTACCCTGTCAGTTGGGAAGCCCTGACTGGTAACGATTGGATGGCAAAATATCTGGAGAAAGTGTGATGCCTAGCTCTAATGTAAAATATGTTGTCTATGTGCCCAGCACTAAGAAGTGGCGGGTCAAGGTAGATAAAAACGTCACAGACGCCCTGCCCCACATTAAAAGCTCTGGTACATTTCTGCATAAAGTAGACGCAGAAGAACATGCCAGAGTAATAGCTAAAGCCTATGCCTTGCAAAAGGCAGGTGAGTTAACGTCGATTAACACCGCCGACAATACAGTGATGGGCCTCTTGTCAAAGTATAGGGAAACCAAGAACTATAGGGAGAAGCTAAACCCTGCTTCGCGGCGGGATTATGAGCATTACTTCTCCATCGCTTGCAAGGCTCCTATGGGTGTCAATACTTCCTTTGGTAAGATGCTTATCAATAACGTAACCGCTGACGTAGTTGATCGTCTGCAGGAGTACATCGAAGCACACTACTCATATAACTGCAGCTTCACTACGGTGTCGCGCCTGAGAACTGCTTGGTATGGAACTAAGCGTTATGGCCTGTGGCGAGTTAACCCATTTGAGAGGATGGGTCTGGCGCGGCCTAAGCCTAGACAGATATCTTGGGATGATGATCAATTCTCCCAGATGGTAGAGGCATGTGACAAGGAAGGCTACAAGTCTATTGGCACTCTTATGATCATCTGCCTACACTTCGCGCAGCGCATTGGAGACATGAGGTCTCTGACATGGGAACACATAGACTTTGACTTTACCTGCCCCATGTCGAAGGAGAAGAAGGTAGCCTTCAAGTTCACCCAATCGAAGACAGGCAAGCCCATGATGCTATACGCCACTCCTTTGATCAAAGAGCGTCTAAAGCTACACTCTCGCCATAACACAGATGACTTCGTATTTCGCAATGACGGCGAAGACGCGAAGAATGGAGCTTCCTACATGAAGCCCTATACACCTGACTTACTCCGCAAGAGGTTCCTCAAGATACGCCGCAAGTATGGCTTTGAGGAAGGTTTGTGGATGGCAGACTTTAGACGTAGTGCTGCCAGTTCACTTGCTGATGCGGGTGCAACAGAGTCAGAGATTATGTCTTCGACAGGTCACGCCTCTGAGGATGTTTTGCGTAGAGTTTATCTCTTGCGTAGCGCGACTCAGGCAGAAAGCGGTGCAAAGAAGAGAGGCATACTATGATAACCCGAATCACGAATCACGCATATTTTGGTAAAAAAATATTTAGGTATTTTATAAAAATCTACCAGCCCACGACTTCTACCAAGCCGTGGGGTATTTTTTGCTTTGTTTTCAATCAAATGGCGCGGTTGACGGGACTCGAACCCGCGACCCCCGGCTACGCAGGTAAGTCAATAAAAACAATTACTTACAGGTCTATGTCGGGTATTAACCTGTCACTTCTGCCGTTAATTAAGTGTCGATTAGGGGTTGTAGTATCTGAAAACATGTGTAAGCTGACGCTGCGTCCTTGGGGATGCAGTACTACCAGTAGACCACTAGGATAAACATGACCTACTCAGAGCAATTAGAGATAATAAAGGCTATTCCTATTAAGGAAGGTGAACGAAGAATAATCACCTGTCCTATATGCTATGGCCCAAAGAAGATGAGTGTCTCTAAATCAGACGGTCAACTGATGTGGAATTGCTTTAGGGCAAGTTGTAATGCAAAGGGAATCTACTCAGGTAGACGTAACCTACAGTCAATTAAAAATTACCTTAGCAGCACATCTAGCGAGAAAAATGCTGGTAGGCCACTGCCTGAGATTACTACCTCTGTTGAAAATCACCAGCCAGCCATCGACTACCTTAAATCAGTAAATTCATTTTACGCATATTCTAGCAAATTAATTAAAGTTAGGTATGTACCTTCGGACAATAGAGTACTATTCATCCAAGAAGATGGTGCAGTAGGTAGACTACTGTCAGGATACGGACCAAAGTGGGTAAGCTACGGCATGTTAGAGTGTGGTGTGTCGGTAGGCACAGGTAACACAGTGGTGCTGGTTGAGGATATTCCATCAGCTTGTAGTGTGGCTCGAATTGATAATCATATAGGTCTAGCTTTGCTAGGAACTAAAATATCACACAACATTAGCAGAACACTTAACAATTACACTAAAGTATTTTTAGTCCTTGACAGTGATGCATCTAATATTGCAATAAAGCAATCAAGAATACATGCCGCTAACATTCATGTACGGCTAACTAAGAGAGACTTAAAATTGTTAAGTGTAAACCAAATCATCAAGGTGTTGTATGGAGATTACTAGTTCTCCATCGCACCATTTTAGGCTTGTCGAGCATGCTTGGACGGGTTCATACTTGCTCAAACCATACGGCAGACATTACCGGAAGTCTCTACGGATAATGAGCAAAGTGTTAACTGCACTAATTTTTGAAACAACCTGCCGACAAATGAAGTGGAAGCAACCACCTCAAGCACCGCCCTATATATAATTCCTTAAATAACTTAACCTTAACGCAGAGGACAACTGCGTAATCAACAACCCACCGTCGAAGTCACCAGTACCGACGAAAAACTACAAGGAATATCAAAATGCAATTAAGAGCAATTATGCTAGTAGATCTAGATGTAGAAAACTTCCAAGAGGCTGCAAAGGCAGAGGCTAGGCTTCAAGAGAGTTTAGATGAGTTACAGGCTAACCATAAGTATGTAACCTACACTGCCTTAGATGTTAAAGAGCGTCGAGGTGCAAGTAAACCTGACATCAAGAATATGAAGTTCAGACAAAATAAATAACTTACTCAGCTAAGTAAATTAAAAAGAGCCTCTATTAATTTAGGGGCTTTTTTTATGTCCTGCGTTATGTTAGGTGTTGCCCCTAACTAAGTTTTAGCAAACGGCAAGGACAATGCATGAGTGACCATTCTCTACTAAAAAACTGTTTATCATATGAATTTTTTGAGGACAATAAATCTAAACTAAGGCCAGCCCTGTTCGATGATACTCTTAAAGACATCTACACTACACTGGCAGAGGCGCATCAGAAGTTCAGCAAGGATATAAGCTCCTTGGAGTTAATGTCTTATTGGAGAGCAAAGCATCCTACTAGTACAGGCTCTTGGACCGCTGAGATTGAAGACCACATCAACTCCATAGCCAATGCTGAGACAATAGACCAAGAGGTGTCCTCTGAAGTAATTGAGAATCTCTGGAGACAGTCTATCGGATTGGATGTAGCAAACCTCGGACTGAAGATGTCAGAAGGTGATGCGTCTGCAATGGATCAGCTAACCACCTTAGTAGACAAGGTTAGTGGTGGATATCTGCCAGATAATTACGGCGAGAACGTAACCGACGATATATACGAACTCCTTGCAGTAGTGTCTGACGCTAACCGCTTTAAATTTAACATCGAAACATTGGCAAGAGAGGTCTATGGCATTGGTAGAGGTGAGTTCGGTGTCATAGCTGCATACTCTAATGTAGGTAAAACTGCGTTTGCTATTAGCCTATGCGCTGCTCCGGCAGGGTTTTGCATGCAAGGCGCTAAGGTCTGTTATATTGCCAATGAGGAAGTGGCGAAAAGGACAAAGCTACGGGCTATACAGGCGTACTGTGGTCTGACTAAGGATGAGGTAGCCCTCGACCCACAAGCAGCCGCTGCCAGATACTCAGGCATAAGAGATAGACTTGTATTCGTGGATGCACAGGGCTGGGATGCACAGATGCTTGAGGGCTATCTAGCTAGAGAGAAGCCCGACTTAGTGATCATAGATATGGCAGATAAAATTGCTTTGACTGAGAAGTTCAACTCAGGACACGAAAGGCTAAGAGAGTTATATTACAGGCTCCGCGAGTGTGCTAAAAAATTTGACTGTGCAATACTAGGTCTTAGTCAGGCGAGCGCCGAAGCTGAAGGCAAGACACGCCTTACGATGTCTATGATGGAAGGCTCAAAATTAGGTAAGGCTGCAGAATCCGATATTATGCTGGGCATCGGCAAAATGGACTCCCCAGACAATCCAGATGACCCTGCAAGGTGGATCACTGTGATGAAGAATAAAATCTCAGGTTGGCATGGCACAGTCCAATGTAACCTTGAAGGAAAGGTATCTCGCTATGTTGTATGAGTTACCGACTTACTTAGAATTGCATCTAAAAGATATAGGGGTGCTTCCACCCCCTGCCCCATCAGAGCCAGTAATTGAGAGAGACTTCTCATTCAAAATGCCTGTCTTAGATGAGAATGGGGAGCCAGACTTTTGAGTAAAACAATAAGATTAGATCTATACAAAGATAACATCATCAAGTGCAAGCTAGAGCATATTGCCCTTGAGGTTAAGCGAGGTTCAGTAGTCGGCAAGATGGCTAGATATCTTGTGGAATTGGGCCATGACCTAGACTCTACTATAGTGGTCTACAGGGAAGATACTATCTGCTTCCTACCCATGACCTTATCCGCTTGGGCTATGACTCAGGTGAGTGAGAATGATAAAGAGTTTAGGTTTGTAAAATATCAGCCCTTTGAGGGGTTTAATAATGAATAGGCTTCTATCTAGTACAAGCCTATCCCGCCCCCTTAACATACTTATACTGGACCTTGAGACTACTGTAGAGCGTATATTCGGTAGGATAGACAACTCACCTAAGAATCCTAAAAATAGGTGTGTTTCGGCCCATTATGGATGGCTTGGAGAGACTACGGTTGATTTTGTTAAGAATGATATATTCTTCCACAATGAATGTAATAATCCTGATGGCAGAGATTGTCTTGAGGAACATTTAGCTTACGCAGATGTCTTAGTGTGCCATAACGCTAAGTTTGATGTCGAATGGCTACTGGAGATGGGCTTTAAGTTGCCCCCTAGCGTCTATTGTACAATGATCGGAGAGTATATTTTAGCTAAGGGTAGGCGTAATGGCATTGGCCTCAAGGATACAGCCCTTCGACGTAAGACAGATAGCTTCAAGAAGTCTGACTTAGTAGACGAAAACTTTAAGTCGGGGATTGGCTTTGAGGCCATGCCTCTTGATGAGGTAATTGAGTACGCAGAAGCTGATGTTCGTGCCTGTGGAGAGATATATCTCGCCCAGCAAGTAGACTTTGAGAGAGAACATAATCAGTCACTGTCTACTGTGGTTCCATTTATGAACGAAATGCTCATGTTCTTAGTCGAAATTGAGATGAACGGAACCAAGATAGACTTAGATGTCTTATCTGAGGTCAAGAAAAAGTTTGAGGCTGAGAAGGAAGGGTTAACTGTACGCTTAAATCAGATTGTTGAACAAGTTATGGGTGACACGCCTATAAATTTGAATAGTGGTGCTGACATGACAAAGGTAGTCTACTCTAGAGTAGTACTAGACCGTCATATACACCAGAACACGTTTAATATTGGTACTAATGAGGCAGGTAAGAGCCTTATGCCGCCAAGAATGTCTGCAAACCAGTTTTCTGACGCAGTTCGCGCATGTACGCGCATAGTCGAGAAGACTACAGCCATATGCTGCCCTGATTGTCAGGGTGCGGGAAGTATTCAGAAGTATAAGGTAAAGACTAAGGTTAAGAATAAGAAAAAGTACAGGGTTCAAGGTGAGCCGTACAAAAACAGGACTAGGTGTGCAACCTGTAAAGGTCTGGGCGCTTTATATCAGCCCACTGGACAGACCGCTGGCTTGAAGATGGTTCCATCTGGCCCAATGGACGCCTCTATAAATGGATTTAAGACAGATAAAGTAACTCTACATAAGCTAATTAAACAGGCTAAGGCTAAGAATAATGATGTTGCAGTCGAGTTCCTGACAAAGAGTAGCAGACTGAATGCAATATCTACTTACCTAGATAGCTTTGTTGCTGGCATTGAGAGGGGTACTAGAGCCTCTGGCTTTCTACACCCGAATTTCAACCAGTGTATAGCAGCTACTGGTAGGCTTTCGTCGGGCGGTGGTATGTCGCCAAATCTGCAGAACCAGCCAAAGAGAGGCTTTCCAGTTCGCGCCTGTATAGTTAGTCGGTTTGAAAACGGAGAGATTTTAGAAATTGACTACTCCCAATTAGAATTTCGTGCGGCAATTGAGTTGTCTAGAGACAGTCAAGGTCTGGCAGACATTTTAGAGGGTAAGGATATCCATAAGCAGACCGCCTCTATCATCCTTCAGAAAGACCCAAGTGAGGTGACTAAGGAAGAGCGCCAAACCTATGGAAAGCCCAATACATTTCTGCCTCTTTTTGGTGGTACGGGAAATGGGATGCTTCCGCATGAGAAAGCTTACTTCGTCAGGTTTGGTGAAATATATGAGGGCGTTGCAGCATGGCATCAGAGACTGATGACAGGTACTCTAAAGGATGGGATTGTCCAAACCCCGTCAGGTAGGCAGTACTTCTGGCCCAATGTCATCAGAACCCGCAATAATAGGGTAACTAACTCTACTCAGATACTTAACTACCCCGTACAGGGCTTCTCAGCCGACTTAGTGCAGCTATCCTGCATTAGAGCATTGCGGCTGTTCAGAGAGCATAAGTTAAAGTCAAAATTAATCCTCACTGTACATGACTCAATCGTGTCAGATACTCATCCAGATGAAATTGACATAGTTAAACAGCTACTTACAGAGGCTACGACTAAGGTGGGCGAAGAGTCCGAAAAACTATTTGGTTACAAGCTAGTAGTTCCCTTAGATGTGGAGATTTCTCATGGTAAAAATTGGTTAGATCAAGAGGAATATGCTTGACCATGCCGTCTACTAAGTGTTAAGATGTACCCCTAGCGAAAAGGAAAATCAATGTCTGATTTAGCACTAAAAGAAGATGGCTTAACAATCGAAGAAATGGCTGCAGCTTTAGGAGCAGCAAATAATAACAAGGACCGCGCACCTAGCGTGGGGGCTTTGAAGATTAACTCCTTTGGAGAGGATGCAAATGGAGATCAAATTCCCCTTGGGTCATTCTTTCTAAATAACCAGAACCCCAGAGTTTATGCAAAAGAAGGTGTACGCTTTCGGGCATTCACCAACCACATTCAGTTTCAGCATTGGGATGATGGAAAGTTACTTAACAAGTCACTCTTAGTACTAAATCAGAAGGCACAGGCAAGGGATCAATTAGGCGGTGAAATGTGCGGCATGCCCACCTATGAGCAGTCTATTTCCATGTCTCCAAAGGAGCGTGAAGAGTATCTGGGCCGTGACAGGTATCGTATCATTCGAGGCGTAGTAAGTTACACTGGCACTACTGCTAAGGGTGAAGAGGTTACCATTGAAAATGAACCTTGCGTCCTATCACTAAAACGTAAGAACTACGGACCTTTCTACCATGACGTAACCAATCGCATGCCTAAAGGCATATCTAATCTTTGGGATTTTGAGAGTATTCTAAAGGCAGATAAGTGTAAGACTGACAAGGGTGCAGTATACTACGTCATGCGCTTTACCCCACAGTTTGATAACCTTCTGGAAGTAGATCAGATGGTTAGTGACACTATCAAGCATACGTTTGGTTTAGTAGCTAGTGAAAACAAGCGCATTGATGAGGCGTATAAGAATGCGTCAATGCAAGCGCAGGACGAAGCCTATCAAGATGAAATTATGGATCAGGTTAACACCCTAGAGCATGACTTCGGCTAATGGGTTTAGTTACAGGTATGAGTAATGAGGTATACCATGCGCAAGCTGGTATATCCTCTACCGCCGTCAAAACTGTTTACAAGAAGTCGCTGGCTCACTGGAAGGGTGAGAAGCGCACTAATTCTACTGCTTTTGCCGTAGGTTCAGCCGTCCATGCTAATCTGTTAGAAGTTTCACGCGGATTAGTAATCAAAGGCCCAAAGACGCGGCGCTCTAAGATATTTACTGAGATGGAAAGTAACTTACAGGAAGATCAGATACTTCTCACTGAGGTAGAATACCATGTGGCTAACCGTATAGCTAAAGGTGCGTTAGATAACCCTACTTGTAAGGATATTCTTCAGCATCCAGAGCGTCAGAATGAGGTTAGTATATTCTCAGAGTGTGAGCGCACAGGATTAAAGCTAAAAACTCGCCCAGACTGCATGATACTGTCTAATAAGTCGGTTTATGATGTGAAGACCACCATAGACGCGAGTCCATCAGGTTTTGCGAGAGAGTGCCAGAAGTATGGGTACGATTTGCAGGGAGCCTTTTACTTATATGCCTGTCAGATGGCTAAACTAGATGTAAATGAGTTTTCTTTTATAGCGTGTGAGAAATCTGCACCCTATGTCAGTCATCTTCATGTGATTGGGCCTGAGTTAATGGCCTCTGCTACTGAGCGAATGCATAATACCTTAGCTATAATAGCTAATGCAACTGAACAGGAAGATTTTGGTACAAGCTGGGGTGACTATTCCATCCTTGAGTTACCTAAATGGCTATAACCCCTCAGTCGGCTAAGGCTAAGGGGCGTAAGCTGCAACAGTGGGTTAGGGATAAACTCTATTCCTCTTTTAAACAGCTAAAAGACGGTGACATACGCTCAACATCAATGGGAGCCAATGGGGAAGATATATTATTCAGCCCTGCAGCTAGAAAGCTATTTCCCTACTCAGTTGAGTGCAAGTCAAACGCTAAGAACGCCATCTACAAGGTGATGGATCAAGCCTCAGAGAACTGCCCTAAAGGGGCAACTCCATTAGCAATAATTAAAGCAGATCGACAGAAGCCTCTCGCTGTTGTCGATGCAGAACACTTTTTTAAACTAACTAAGAGAAAGTAACCCTATGGATAAACCAGATAAAATTCCTGAGAACAGTATGTCTATTCAGCTAGTACTGAAAGACGATACAATGGATATTGGCGTGATGCATAATTTTGCAGAAGACCTGCCAGAAGAAGAGCGCATCTTCTACACAGATGCCTTAAATGGATTGGTAGCGCAGCTTAATACGGGCCTTGAGACAATGGCCTTCACTGGAATGCTTCTTCGTCAGTTAACTGAATTAGAGGAAGACGATGGGGAGGGTATAGACTTTGAGGCTGCACCAGAGCTTCTGGAAGCTATCGCAGAAAATAAAGTCATAAAATTCAAGAAGAAGCTTCACTGATGTTGCGTGACTTCGACGCTGAAGAGCGAATGGCTTCACTGGACCGCGACATGGTCAACAGCCCACCTCACTATAATCAAACCATCGAATGCATTGATGCTATGGAAGCAATGTCAGCGGGTTCGGGAGTAGCACCTCACGCAGCATATTGCTGGCAGAACTCTTTTAAATATCTCTGGCGCTGGCCTTACAAAGACAAACCTATCGAAGATCTCAAAAAGGCCCGCTGGTATCTGGATCGTCTGATTGAGGAACTTGAAGAATGATCACGCAAGAAGATATCGACGCAGTGGCTGAACTAGCAGAGCCACTACCGCAAGCTGGCCTTCACGACATGCCAGATGATTGGGATAAACACAGACATCTATCGCCTTTAGAAATGGTATCGGACTTCGCTTCCAGAATGGAACAGCCATTAGGCGAGAAATGGAAGTTCAGTACGAAGCTTGAAGATTTTCGCTGGAAAATGATTCAAGAGGAATACGGAGAGTCTTTTGATGAAAGCTGCAACGGAAATAACCCAGAGGCAATGCTCAAGGAGTTAGCTGACTTAGTCTACGTTATTTACGGTTACGCAGCCACATACGGTTGGAATTTAGACAAAGCAGTTCGCCGTGTACACCAATCCAACATGAGCAAGCTGGGCCTAGACGGCAAGCCGCTTAAAGGGCCAGACGGCAAAGTGCAGAAGGGTCCGAATTATAAAAAACCAGATTTGAAAGATTTAATATGAAAAGTAATTACTTACCTTCCGACTACCAGACATTTATTGCCACCTCACGCTACGCACGTTGGCTAGAGGATGAAGGGCGAAGAGAAACTTGGCCTGAGACAGTATCTAGGTACATGACTAACATTGTTATTCCCTTTATGGAATATGAAAGTAATGGCACAATCACTACAGACTCGGATACAGCCTCTGAAATTGAAGAAGCTATACTGAACCTAGAAGTCACACCCTCTATGCGAGCTATGATGACTGCAGGTTTAGCAAGCCAAAAAGACAATACAAGCATGTATAATTGTAGCTACCTAGCCGTAGATCGTCCTATAGCCTTCGATGAAGCAATGTACATCTTGCTTAACGGAACTGGTGTCGGGTTCAGTGTAGAGAGGCAGTACGTCAGTAAGCTGCCAGACATCCCAAGTGACCTTTTCTACTCCGACACTGTTGTCAGTATTAAGGATAGTAAGGCTGGGTGGGCTAAGGGTCTTAGACAAGTTTTGGCTCTCCTATGGGCTGGTGAAATCCCTCAGTGGGATGTTTCAAAGGTTAGACCTGCAGGTGCTAGATTGAAAACTTTTGGCGGTAGGGCTTCTGGACCTGCGCCTCTAGTGGATTTGTTTAACTTCGTCGTTACTACCTTTAAGAATGCTTCTGGCAGAAAGTTGTCTTCCGTAGAAGCCCACGACATCATGTGTAAGATAGGTGAGGTAGTCGTAGTTGGTGGAGTTCGGCGCAGTGCCATGATTAGCTTATCTAATTTAAGCGATGACAGAATGCGTCACGCTAAGTCAGGTGCTTGGTATTTAAATGACCCTCAACGGGCGTTGGCTAATAACTCAGTTTCCTACTCAGAGAAGCCAGACATGAAGAGCTTTATGCGTGAGTGGGTGGCCTTAGTGGAAAGTGGTTCTGGAGAGAGAGGCATTTTCAACAGGGAAGCAGCTAATAAACAAGCCGCTAAGAATGGGCGGCGTAAAGAATATAGTGATTTTGGAACAAATCCTTGTTCAGAAATAATTTTACGAAGTGCTGGCGTGTGTAACTTAACTGAGTGTGTAGTACGAGCCACTGATGATATAGACTCATTAGAGCGTAAGGTTAAATTAGCCACTATTCTTGGAACCATACAGTCTACATATACTTACTTCCCCTACCTGAGTAAGCGTTGGTCAGACAATGCCAGTGAGGAAAGGCTTCTAGGAGTAAGTCTTACGGGTATTATGGATAACCCCCTGATGACAAATGATAACCCAAACCTAGCACAAATTCTAAACCGTCTTAAACAGGTAGCAATTGATACCAATAAGGAGTGGGCCGAATTATTAGACATTCCTCAGTCGGCTGCTATTACCTGCGTGAAACCATCGGGCACAGTTTCACAACTTGTTGATTCCAGTAGCGGATTGCACCCACGACACTCCCCTTTCTACATTCGTACAGTACGGGGTGATAATAAAGATCCTTTAACTCAATTTATGATTGATCAAGGTATACCTGCAGAGCCTGACGTTATGAAGCCAGATGCTACCACCGTATTCAGCTTCCCATTCAAAGCTCCTGATAATGCAGTCTGTACAGAGGATGTTCCGGCTATTGAACAACTACAGACTTGGCTGGCGTACCAGAGACATTGGTGTGAACATAAACCAAGCGTGACGATAAATGTTCAGTCAGATGAGTGGATGTCTGTAGGTGCTTTCGTCTATGAACACTTCGATGAGATGTCTGGTGTCAGCTTCTTGCCGTACAATGAACATACATATCAGCAAGCTCCGTACCAAGAGTGTGATGAGACTGAGCCTAAGTTTGTACATGACAAGGATGGCCCTACGGATCAAATACTTACTCATAGCTACAAGAGTATGCTTGAAATGATGCCTGATAGCATTGATTGGTCTAAGTTATCTGCCTACGAGAAAGAAGATAACACATCTGGATCACAGACCCTCGCATGCAGTGGTGACGTATGTGAAATGGTTGATATTTAATGATTAATTACAAAAAAAAGCCCCCAAGTCGCTTGACTTAGAGGCTGATTTACACTACTTTAAGAGCATCAAAAGATTCCAAGATTTTTTTGGTATATGGGTTTGGTCACCCATCTTAGTTGGAAGCCCTCTGCATTATTTGCAGGGGGTTTTCTTTATTGAACTCCCAATTCTAGCATCTGTGCGTCTAGCTCACTATCGTCGCCAGTTATACCGTAGAGTGTATTAGTAGCCATCGAAGGTTGAGACCTGTCGTATGACTGCTTACCTATGCCAGCTACCTGATTGGCCACATACTTAGTGCCATCCCATAGTAATCCACCAGTAGTCCTGACTACGCCCTGATCCCTGTACTTATTCTTAATATTGTTAAAGCCTTCTTGGATGACTGTGGCGGCTCTCTTCTGAACCTTCTTATTTTTACTTATGTAGTCAGCTAGTAGCTTAGGATTTAAGAACAAGATTTCCATCTGCTTACGTCTGTTACCAGCAGGGAATTTATTTACTAGATTTTTAAAGAATTGAGACCCAATCGCTGCAGTCTGCAGGGAAGCCTGACCAGAGCCGCCTAGTACACCTACGTTAGCACCTGCAATCCTAGCTAAGTTATCTAACATGGCTGCAGACTGCGACAGTACAGTGTTAAATTGAGTACCAGTTTCGGTAGTCTTCTGGATACGAACAGCTTCATTCAGTAGCAGACCTACAGCCTCTACGGAATCCTGATCTATCAGGCCATTCTTCTGCATTATTTCAATTCTAGTAGTACCCTTAGTTGCATTAGTATCTACGGGCGCAAATAACTGTTGAGTTAACGCTAGGAAGTCTATCTCACCATCTTTCATGGATGCACCTAGCATAAGGTCAAAGGTAGAGGCTCTAAGGTGATCCATAGCCGTCTTAACTTCTTCTGGGCTTCTGCGTTGAGCTACAGCCGCATCCTTAATAACCTTGACTAGATTACTATAGTCTTGGTCGGGGTTCTTACCATTGAATACCTCTGCGACTGCAGTATTAAAGTTTTCAGTATCCTTAAAGTTATCTACCTTAGCTGCATACCCTGCAGCCTCTTCAGAAGCCGCCAGCAAGTCCTCTGCTATTTGCTTAACTTGAGGGAAACGATTAAGAAGCTCCTTATTATCATCCAGCCAAGTATTGAGCGCCTGTTCTGTAGGAATGCTATCCCTTATGCTGTTGTCTCTGAGCTTACGGATCTCTCCCAAGAGCATTGTCTCCTGTTCAGCCGACATTCTAGGCCCAAGAGGTTTTATCTCAGGGGGTACATCCAGTTCTCCGTATAATTGCTCATTGTCTAATGAGAATATACCTTCACCTTCGTATACGTCTTCTGGTGGCGGGGGTGGAGTTTCATTCTGTTTAAAGGGTTTAGTCTCAGGAGTGAATACTGTGGCTCCATCTGCATTAGCTATTATAGCTTCGTCTTTAGACTTCGGAGTATCAGCTACCCGCATACGCTCCATAGGATATACGGGCGCTCTATCCCAAAATGCTTTTAGAGCTTCAGACATAGACGGCGTATCTGGACCTTCTATTAGACCATCTCTGTCTAGTGAAGGGTCTGCCTTTACGGGATTTACGTCAGCCGCTGCTTGTCTCGCCCCTGCCTCTAGTGCGTCATCTGTCTGTTGCTGCACAGTACCTATTGCTGCTACATCTGCAAAATCTGCAGCTTCGCCAGCGTCACGCAGGTTTACGTTCTTCTGCAGTAGAGATCCATTAGTTGCACTCTCTGCAGCTAGTCTAGGATCATTAGAGAACCCACCAGAGCCAGCCCTCTCTAGAGTACTTTTAACCCAAAATCTATTATACTTCTCATTCAGCGCGGCACTGAATTTTCTAGCCATCTTAATGTCTTGGCTCTTATAGCCCTTTACATTATTTAGAAGCTCCACTGCAGATGCCGCTATCTCATCGTAAATGTCTGCAGTCTTTAGATCAGGTGTAGGTCCACTACCTGCCATCCTAGCCTTGTTGAGAAAATAACTACGGAATTTTAATACTTCCCCTACGCTTACGGCTTCACCTCTTTCGGCTCTACCTATCATGCTACTAAGCACCTGATTAGGTGTTACGTCACCATCTGCTATTGGGGCCGCTGACGGTAGTTTTTCCCTCTGCGCTTCAATGGTACGGGCAATTCCTTCGGGATTAACCTGTACTGTCGGATCTACACGCTCCCACCAAAATGTCTCCATAGCGCGAAGGTTTGTCTTGCCTTCCCTGAGAAGACCTTGGATTGCTAGACCCGCCTGTTCTACATTGCCTTCTGGAATAGCTTTTAGGATTTCCAGCATTCTTGATGACCTAGATTTATATTCAGCCTGTAGAATGGCTTGAACATATCTACTCTGCATCAACTCACCTAGTTGAGCCGTTCCTTCTCCTTGTAGTAGCTTTCTAGAAAGTGCCTCAATACCAGCCAGCGCCTCACTAATTTGCTGGTTTACCTTAGTCTTAAATTGATCAGATCCATTAAGCAGGTAGTTCTGTGCGCCTACTAGAACTTCACTGTCAGTGGCAGTACCTGCAGGTAACGCGCTAGAGGAAGCGTCTAGGGCATTTAACTTACCTAAGAAGGTTTCTACTTCGTATTCTTTGGATTGCGCCTCTAGCCTCTCAGCTTCCGCTATATTACCGTCAGTCCTTGCCTGATCCGCTTGATTTTTAAGACCCTGTCTAAATTCTTCTGCAAGTATTATGAGGTCTTGTGCTGCACCATTTCTACCGCCTTCTGTAGTCGTGCCAGATATAATTCTATCTACTGCATTTTTACCTAGCTGTAAGACAGGTGCGTTGTTAAGAATAGTCTTGACTGTCGCTGGTGCTAAGGTAAAGCCAAAGCCGCCAGCAAGTTCACCTATTAGCTGACCGTATGGATTATTCGGGTATTGCTTTTGCATAAAGGCTGCACCAGAAGATGCGCCTAAAAGTGCCAAGGCTTCTGAGCTAAGTACAGCTTTAGGGTTCTCAGCCATAGATCTAAGTACTGGATGCATTGTTGGGCTGGTGGCTAATTTAGTTCCAGCCTTCAAGGATGCCCTGTAGAGAGCCGCTGCAAAGCCAATGTTCTCTCCGAATACTCTGTTGAATTGGTAAGTAGCTCTAAGATCCTCTGGTATCTCACGCACACTATCTGGAAGGTCGATGCCTAATTTCCTTAGACCTTCGCGGATGCTCTGCGAGCCGCCCAAAGGATAGCTAACATCTTCATCTACGTCATCGCTAAACAGGCTGGGTACAGTTTTTCTCTGATACGGCTGAAAATAAAAGTCTGGGTCATAGTTAGGACTATCAGGATCATCTACCCCTTCTGGGGCATTAAGGCTGGCAAGAAAGTTTGCCCCCTTTTTCCCAGCTTCTGACAATAGAGATAATAAGTCTACTGGTAGACCTAAAGTAGTTACAGCCGCATTGCCAAGCGCCAAAGCAGATGTCTGCATTGGACTGATATCCCTGACAAACTCACCTGTCATTAAGACGTTTAATATTTCTTGGGGTGGAGTACCGTCTTCAAAAGCCTTCTTAAAGTCGTAGGTAGTTCCATCTATGTCAAAGGTATCTATCCCCGCCGTAAACAGATATTCTATAATAGCCTCTGGGGGAGCATTGTCTTGAAGAGCCTCTAGCATAGGTGCAGCATTAATAGCTTGCTTTTCTTCAGACGGCATAGTTGCAGAGGCAATAGCTTCATCGTCCAGCATTTCCGCTGTCTGTAAATCCGTACTATCTAGCACAGGGCCGACAGTGTCTTGCTGTACGGGAATAGGTTCCACATCAGGAGTTGCTGGATATGGAATGTCAGCCGCCGCTGAAATGGCATCTTCCCTAGAGTCACTGTCTGGTACAGATGTCTCTGGTGCAGTATCCTCTAACGCAGATAACTGAGCATCAAGCTCTTCGTCTGACAAGGTCGTAATATCGTCCGTATCATCTTCTAATTCAGCAAGTTGCTTTTCAATCTCTTCATCTGAAAGTAAGGATAAATCAGCTTCCATTAGTTATTCGCCTTTGCTGCTTCTCTTCTTGCTTTCTCTGCGCGTAACTGTTCTGCAGTATATGTTGGTGTAGTTGCAGGTTTAGTTTGAGAGCTAGAAGGTTCAGTTACTATCTCGTAGTCACTCAGGTCATAATTCTTAATAGCTTGATCGAAGGCAAGTTGTACCGCCTTATAGCCATCCAAGACTGCACTCATCTGTAGAGATTTTGCGTAAGCCTCTGCCTTCTGCTTAGGATTAGTCTTACCTGCAGGGTCATTAACAAGAATAGAGAGTTTGTTTAAGTCTTTCTGTAATGTGTCAACAGTCCTATCAATGGCAGTCTTTGCATCGAAGTCTGTTGTCATAAATTTTGCAGCTTCTGGTAAAATTTCCATAAGCTGCTGCTTGTTATATACGCTATCCCTAGAACCTTCTACCGCAACGGATAATATCCTAGCTGCAGTGTTATTGAGAGCTTTCATGTAGTCTATGCCACTTGCAACATCCTTAAAGGGCGTCCATCCAACTAGGGATGTACCTTTATTAATAATGTTACCAAAGAAACCTGAGTTACCCATAGATACGCTAGGATCAAATCCTAATTTCTTAATGATGCTTTGATGCCCACCCTGTAGAACTGCATCACTGGAAGCTATGTCTTCTGGTGACATCTCAAGGACAGAAGTAATCTGGGGAGTACTCATAGCAGCATTTCTTACAGAAAGAGCATCTACTACTATTGGATCAGTAGGCCGCATGCCGCTTGAGTTTTCTGGGAGATTAGCAATATTTACGGCAACGGGGTTCCCTGTAACTGGATCACTTTTAACGGATAGTGCTTTTGTGTGTATGAGAGTTGCAGTTTTTCGATCAACACCAGCACTCATAATTAGCTGAATTGCAGCTTCTGAATTTAAACCCTCAAGGGTTATTTTAGCATTGAGAATATCAGGCAATTCGTTGTTTATAAATGCATTCCCAACCGCTTGCTCATCAGCATTTGGCGATCTAATTTTATTTCTAGCGTCAACAATCATACCAACTATAGAATTGTTATCGTAGGATACCTCTTTAGGATCAGGCTCTTTCTCTGTCTTAGCAGAATTATCCTTCCAATCACGCTCAAACTCAGCCATCGCTCTTACAAGGTCTGGGCCAGAAAGTTCTTCAGTTTCGGGTCTGTTTATGAAGTCAGAGAATGCAGCCGCATAAGCGGTAGTAAATTTCTCAGCTTCCTCTGGCTTACCTTCTATTTTCTCAAGTGTAGCTCTTACCCTAGACAGCTTATCCACTGCTGCCTGATTAATAGTACCATCAGGGTTTTTGAATGTTTCAAATCCAGCATTCGCTACTTTTAGATTAAGGTCATCCATAGTTTTAACGCCGTCAAAGTTTAACGCATCTGCGTTAGCCTCTACAATCACCTGACCAGTTTTAGTAGCTATGGCGCTATCTACCAATGTAAGTTGTGTGTCATCCAAATTGCCTAAGTTTTTCATAACTTGCAGCACAGATAGATCTAGCTTCGCAACCTTTTCAGCATCAGCCCAAGTATCCGCTTCAGAAGCTAAGGTAGTTGCCTCCTTAAAATCCTTCTCATACTTAGTTATCTGTGCAGTGGTAGGCATCTTAATTTTACCAGTGATAGGGTCAATAAAACCAAAACCGCCCTCTACCATGAAAGCCTTTGCAGACAGTTCCTTCATGCTAAGACCTTGGAAGTCAATAGCTTCTTTATTTAGCCGCCGATCTCTAGAGAGGATGCTCATTACTTGAAGATTAATTAGATTCTCTGCGTTTCTAGTAAGCAGGGTCTGTGGTATATTAGGTTTAGAAGCTAAAGCGGCATACCGCTTAATAGCTGTATTGTAGAATGCTTCATCTTTATCCAACGAAGCAGCAGCAACTCCTAAATTGTTTGAATTTTTAACTGCTTCATTCATAAGTATCTGGGCAGAAATAATACTATGAGGTTCTGAACCTTCCTTATGCTTACTTAATTCTAAGAGTAGTGTAGGTTCTTCGACTTTAGCCATAGCCTCTAAGTCAGTCCAGAAATCTACTTTACCTAAAGCCTCTGCCTCTCTAGCCGCTTCTATATAAGGTTTTAATGCATCTTCTCCACCTTCACCTGTAGTAAGAGATATTTGTGCAATTTCTGCGGAGCTTTTACCTTTTAAGTCATTAGCTGTTACGCCAGCGGTAACAAAGTTATTACCTGTAGACTTTGCCCATTCGTCTACAAGTAATGCGTTAGCTGTGTCACCTTTTTTAAGAAGCTGTTGATATGTACCATACCAGTTTTCTGGGCGAAGTTTTGATGTATCTATGCTTTTATTATTCTTACCAAAAGTCAGAGTAGGCTCTACATTAACCTCTTTTTCTCCAAGAGGTTCACCTACCTGTTGCGGATTAAGACCACTATCAATCATCTGTTGAGCTACGTCACCAGATTCGTCATCTCTTTTCGCAAGCCTTGGTACATCAAGAGATGTAAGTGGCCTCTTTTTGCCAGTAAAATCCCCTGTGGTGCTTTGAAAAGTCGTTGAATTTATTTTTCCCACTCCCTGATCAATTCTAAAGGGGGGAGCCATTTCAATTTTGCTTATTGGCTGCTTCTCAGTAGTAGGTGGATTAAAGGTAGCATTGTCATCTATAAAAGTTTGAAAAGCGCCAGCGTCTTTAAAGTTACCTGTTTTTGCCAACGTAAAAAGCTGCTTATTTATAGCTTCTGTTGCTTGAATTTCTGGATTAGTCATAATAATAAAGTTGACCATATCCTGTGCTTTAGCATCTGCTTTTTCTTTAGCCTTCTGTTCAGCCGCCGCTGCTTTAGCCGCCGCTGCAGCCCTTGCGCGATCTTCTTTATCCTTCTGAATGCGTTCAAGCTCCTGCCGTTCAATGCCCTTGATAAAAGGGTCCATGAATGCTTTTGCGAGGTTAGGCTTATTACGATATTTACCTGATTTAAGACCAGATCGAATGCGGGATACTTCTGTATTGAAACCCATTATGCCGCTTCCTCTTCTTGTACAGAATCTTGTACAACTTCTTCCTCAGTCTGGCCCAGCATGGCAGCTTGCTCATCGTCCTCTGCTACTGCGCCTTCTGGCGGCTGAGACATCAATCCCATAATTTGCTCTTGCTCTGGCTCCATTGGGCCAGCCTCTTCCCGCATAGCCATAATCTCTGGAGACTCTTCCTCTGGCTGTTCGAGGATACCTAAAGACGCTTTGAGAAGCGTTGGAGTTAAGACTATCCTGTCTTTATTCTCCAAGCCCATGTCATATTTTACGCCAGCATTCTTGGCCTGTATCTCTATGTATCTGGCTAGAGGGCCAGCTATCAGCATAGCCATGTCGATAGTGAATTTACCTTTGGAGATAGCCTGTAGTAGCAGTGTGCTTACTACTGTAGTAACCTTCGCATCTATACCCAGCATAGCAAATACTAATTCTATTTGCTCTGGCTCATCTATCTTAGAGAGCATGTAGCTGACTGTTTCATCGTAATCGACAAGGTCAGGTGGCCTATGCCAAGGATAATTCTTAGTGTCGGTCAGGAAATTCTCGCCCGGAATTGGTCCTTCAAACTTCATCAGATTCTTCCTCTTCCCTAGCCGCCGTACTGTCCGTAGGTTCATCAAGAATTTCAGCTTCCAGTTCGTCAAAATAGTCTGGGCCGTACATCAGAAACTCTTTCTGCTCAGTCAAAGCCTCTGGCATATTTCCAGCCATAAAATTCTTAATGGACTTCTTTACTGCTTCATTGAATTGCATTCTGAACCACCTCATAGTTGACCATTAGATAGCCACTAGCATCTTTGGATATCGCTTCTGGATGAGTTTTCTGTAAATCTTGGGCGATAACACCAGCGGTGTAGGACTTATCCACACCCATGCTGAGTGCCTTATCTGTCCAATCCCATTTGTAGATATTAATGCCGTTACGATTTTCTAGTAACTTTATGTTCTTCTTTAGGCGTATGTCTGAGGTTGCCCAATTCCATAAATTTTTAACACCACTTATGATGGCGTCTGTACCAGCTGTAGTGCCAGCAACGGCCCCGCCGATACCCAGAACGGCATCCAACCAATTAGTGCCGCCACTGGTTTGCGCCTCTGCAGTCAGTTGCGATCCAAGCAGTGTAACCAGACGGTCAGCATCGCCGTTGTCTTTCTTGAATATGAAGTCCAGTAAGCTATCGGCTCTATCCCAAAGTTGGCTCATAGCCTCAGTCGATAGGTCTAGTGCATTTTTAACGTCTGCAGCTACGGCGTCTACTTCGGCTTGGAATTGTTTGACCGTAACTTCCTGACGCCACTTTGCATTTGAAGTGTCTATGTTGTATTGGAGATTGGCATAGAACCGCTGCCGACTATCTTCTATCGTAGCATTAAATTCACTATTGTCGTTTATCTCTTCAGCATTAAACTTCTTCATAGAGTTTAACTCTGTAGAGTTATGCTTCTGAATTGCTACATTAAGCTCATCGTAAAACTTCTTGTACTCATTTTCAGTTTCAGCCGTGAACAGGCGCTGGGCATTAATAATCTTACTGTCTTCAAACAACGCCTGCGTTTTAGCTTGCTTATTGATGACTTCAGCTTGCTGTTCGTTAGTCAGGTTCTTTAAGTCCATCTCTAGGAAGGCTTGTGCATTTTGTACTGCAGCCGCCTGTCTTGCGCCAAGGTTAGCTACTTCAAATTTAGCCAGTACGTTAGCCTTGTTAATGATAGACTGTTGTCTGTTATCTAGGTTCTTAGTCGTAAGCGTTTGGAAGAAGGTGGCTTCTTTTTCAGCTACGCCTAGAGTTGCTTCCATGATGGCAGTTGCCATTGCAGAGGTCTGCGCGGAGCCAGTAATACCATCGAAGGCAATGGTTTGGCTTACGCTTCGGGCAATCTTCTGCGCCCATTTTGGTATAACAGACTGCCCTTGTTCATTAACAAACTGTGCGGAGATAATCTCCATCTGGCCTGTAATGGTGGCCTTCTGATCAACGTAGTTACCTTCGCCTAGAGCTTTGGCTAGATTTTTACCTGACACAGTACTTGTGTCGATGATTGTAGAGAAATCCTGAGTGGCATAGTCGTTAATAGCCTTGCCTACAGCACTTGTGCCTGATGCAGCGGCTTCTATGTCTGTCTCTATAGTAGAGGCATCTACTAGATTATTTTCGTTTATTTCGCCAGTTACTGCATTCACGTTGAAGCTATCATCTAGCTTGTCACTGTTTAGACTAGCCGTGTAAGTAGCAGGGTCGGAAGAGGTTACTCCAGAAATTGTGCTGACTGAGTTGTCTGCTACAGTGGTGACATCTATGTTAGCCCCGTCCACCGCGCCGATATTGTAGTTGGGGTCATTAGGGTCTAGCGTTGTGCCTTCGGCATCTGCATTAAGCGTTGGAACTAAGTCTTCCAATTTAAGGTTACGGCTCTCTGCCCATGCTGCAGGGTCTGCAACCATAGCCTCTAGGTCTGTTTGCTGTAAATCTAATCCAGCCGCCTTAGACCATTCCTGTAATGCTTCTACTGCAGTTAGGTCCGTAGAAGTACCATCGTCTGCAGATGAAGATTCGTCAGAAGAGGCGTCATCACCCGTATTTAACTTTTCTTGATTTGATATGTCTTCTGAAGAGGTGTCATCACTGGCATTGGCCTTGTTGTAGCCATAGCCGCTAAGGGCAGTTGAACCGTCAGTATTCTGTGCAGTCCAATCCAAATTACCATTTTCATCAACTTTTACGGCTAGTTTATCAACATAGCTTCCTGCAATTACATTACCTGCAGCATCTTGATTTTGGACAACTTCGTAGGGAAGACCCGCCGCGTTATAGCTGTAATATTGTACTGAAGTACTACTATTAGGATCGTAACTTGAGTTGGTGTAGATGGCTATTTCTTTTGTGCCGCCAGACATTTTGGCAACAGTACCTGATGTTTTACTGGCATCGTCTGCAGCGGGATCAATTCCATTAGCCCATCTAAATAGCCATGCCAACCCATCAGTTAAACCGCTTAGTGGGTTTATAATAGCACCTACTGCGTCTGTGGCTGTATATTTTTCGTAAGTACCTTCTAGATAACCATCGTCATTCGTTACACTATTAGCAGAGCCGCTAAAAATGGCATTTCCATCTTCATCCACCCCACCATAGCCGCCATCTTCGTTTTTTGGAACGACTTGGCCCTCTGTAGTGCCTTCTAGTGTGCCATCATATGTTAATACGCCGTTTACATATGCAGCTCCATCCCCCGGAGTAAACGTATTGGCAAACCATTCAGTCCATGAGTTCGACTTAGTATCATCGGAAGAGCCAGAGGTCTTATCAGTAGAGGTAGTGCTAGAGGTCTTATCAGTAGAGGTAGTGCTAGAGGTCTTATCAGTAGAGGTAGCGATAGAAGTATTGCCTGAGCTACCAGAGTCTGAGTAACCTTCCTCTGCATAATTAGTAGAATACTCAGTTCCATTGTATGTAAAAGAACCACCTTGGCCCTGTTCGGCCCTCGCTTTGGCAAATGCATCACTAAATGACATCAGACTTTATCCTTCTCTTCTTCGCATCTACGAATACGATCACGCAGATAAATGTAATTACCCATAGCTTCTTCGATTGCCCGACTGTCAGAAGGAAGACTCTCCAACTCATCTGCTAATTTGTTATTAAAATCTTCGGAGTACTGCTTGATTGAGGGGCAGTATATTTCCAGTTGGGTTCTATAAACCGTTTCCGCGCAGCCGCTTAATGAGGCTAGGGCGATTAGTAATAGCATCTTCTTCATCTTCAGCCATTGCCTTATAAAAATCATTTGCTTTTTCAGACGCTTGTAGTTCGTCTTTAATAATTTTATTCTTCTCTTTAGCTGCACCCATGACCTTACCCATTGCGTAAATTATGGGTAAAGCCAGTGCGAGAGCGCCTATAATGTAGGTCTTGATCTTACCAAAGAGGAACACTAGTGGATGCCTTCTTTGTTGTCTTTGTATCTGGCGTATGCCGCTAGAGCTATGCCGCCGATTGCACAGATTAGGAATATGGTTTTAAGGCTATCTGCGTAGGGAAGTAGACCCTGCATCTGACCAGCTATCTCATTCAAGCCAGTAGCTGCGCCAGCAATCCCTGCACCCGCCATAGTCTTAGACTTCATCAGGCTTTTAGGCGCTTCTGCAGTCACCTTCTGAGGCATGTCTGGGCCACCTTCATCAGAGGGAAGCAATGCGTCACGGCTGAAAATAGCAGCCTCTGCAGTACGGCGTCTGGTAAGCCCCTTGAGTGGAGTTAGCTTGCCGTCGATCCGACACTTATTCCAGCGCATAATTTGTTCTGGAACTTCGTCGTATAAACCCTTGTTCAATTTCTTCAGCAAAGTTGAGCTTCTGAACGCACCTTCGCCTAAATTGAATATAAACGACACTAGACTGTCATATTGTCCTTGTGAAAGAGGTACTTGCACATACTTCTTAATAGCCTTCGCATGGTCATTGAGGTCTTCAATTAACCGTAATTCGCAGTATTCTTTAGTCCACTTAGTACCAGAGCGTACTCCACGAGTGGCTCCATAACCGCAAGTATAACGCCCTGCGCTGCAGCGATATGCGCTGACCATGCCGTTGGGCTGTACTTTGTGTAATCCTTCAAATTTTTTAACTAAATTAATACCGTCTTCTGAAATTCTGTCAGGGTGCATAAATGCTCCTTAAATATTTACATGTATGGAGATGAGCTAGACATTAGCCCTGATCCACTTTGAGTAAGGTCACCATACTGTTGAGGTTGAATTGCACTTAATAATTTATTTACGTCTGTAATAGATTGTGTGGCTAGTGCGCCATTTGCTGAATAAGTGTTTGTAATTAATTGACCTTGCTGGTTCAAACCTCGACGTACTGCATTACCATTTCGGTCTTGTGAGGAAGCGACTAATGTACCGCCTTGATCGAACCCATTCGCAAGTTGACTATACTGTGATCTAGTCTCCGCGTCTAGGCTATCCCCCTGAGTATTTAATATATTTTTAACAGTATTTAGCCGATTTAGGAAGTCTACTTGGCTTAATTGATCAACCGCTGGTAGGCCGTCATTCGTTATCTGACCTGCCACTGCATTGTACTGACCTGAGTTAGTATTTGCCCCCGCTGGGTTCTGTACTGCACTTATAACACTAGCTGCATTATTAGCTGCCTGTAGTTGACCGCCCTTGACCATATCAAACCCACCAGTGACCGTTTTAGCTAATTCAGCGCGGCCTTGGTCTGCTAGTGTCTGATACTTCTGCGTGTCAGTACGAAGGGTGTCCATGCCTTGTTGAACTTGTCCTACATCACTGAGTATACTTCCCTGCTTGCTGGATAGATCACCATACTGAGTAGACTGATTATCTTTAATTTCATTGGCAGTGGCGGCTAACTTATCTGTCTCACCAATGACTGCAGACTGCATTCTATTAAGCTGAGTTACTGCGTCTGCAAATCCAGTGTCTACCGTATTGCTTAAAGTATTGATGTTAGTGTTAGCCGTATCAACGCCTGTCTGAACATTGCCTACGCTGGTGTCTAAAGTATTAAAGCGTCTATTCACTCCAGATACATCGTCTGCAGTTCCCAATGCGGCAAGGTCTTGGTCTACGTTAGTAATCTGACCTTTGATGCCGCCAGTACCAGTTGTGCCTACAAGTGCTTGGCCTACGCCACCAAACCCAGTGTTTAGCTGATCTGTAATTGATCCAGCGGTTGTAAGTGAGCCATCTGAATTAACATTTCCTAGAGCATTTCTATTAGCAGAAAAGCCTTTATCCATATTGGCAAAGCCAGTTGTAGTATCATCTTGCAAAGCGGTTAAATTAGCTGCCTTTGCTAAATCGGTGGTATCTACATTCTGGCTAACTACAGTTGTCTGAGGTATATTAGCGAAGCCCGTCTGCAGAGATTCTTGGATAGTATTTGTATTACCTAAAATTGCAGCGGTATTGTCGTATACTGTATCATAGACATCTACATTTCCACCGCCTACCTCAGTAACTACGGGATCACCAGCCGTTACCACTAACTCGCCGTCATCATTAAAGGTAGCAGTCTGGTTTCCCGCTGTAGTTATAGTAGATTTAGGAGATGTAGTCGTATAGCCAGATACCACATCAGTAGCAGTCTCAACTCCATCTACTAATTCAGTTTCATACACAGGAGATACAAGGCCACTAGTAGCAAGTGTGCCAATAGTCCTAGTATTGTTATTAAGATTCTGGGCCGCTAACTCTGCTTCTGTTAAAGCCATGATATTCTCCTGTATATTTGCTTATTCTGGCTGCGTAGGCCAA